GTGTCTTTGGATTGTCGCCAGATTATGCCAGAAGAAATGGTTAACGACTCTCAATTTCAATCTTACGCAAACTAGGAGTTATTATGTGCGCACCATGCGGTTGTGGAAAGAAAAAGGGCGAACCTGGCTACGGCAAAGGTAAGGGAGCAGCAAAAAAGATGTCTCCAAAGCAGAGCAAGATTGCTGGAAAAGCTGGAGACCCTAAGAAAATTGATGCTGCTGATTTAGCCGCGTTGCGAAAGAAGAAAAAATAATGTGCGCAACCTGTGGCTGTGGTCAGCCTAAAAATAAGCACGGTGAGAAGACCCTTGCTGCTGCTAATAAGAAGTTTGCTAAAAAAACTACTACTAAGAAACCTGGTAAGAAATAATGTACAAGCATGTTAACGCCACAATTGGCACTACCCCAACACTAGTTGTAACTATTCCTGCGGGTAACCCAACTACTGTCATCGGTGTTCAAAATAACCACTCAGGAAGCATTTATCTTGGGGACGACACCATTGCTACTTCAGGAGCCACCCAAGGACTTACTGTTGCTGCGGGAGCTTATGTTTCCTTGTGGCTTAACTCCCTAGATGAACTATACGCAATTTCAGCATCGGCAACTGCCACAGGTGCGGTTAAGGTAGTTTACTCATCTGTTGTAGGTTAAAACCTATTATGATTTAGCCCCCGAAAGGGGGCTTTTTCATTTATCCTTGTATTAGTTCCACTGCAGGAACTACAAATACCCCTTGCTAATACCCCCTGCTACTCCGCCAAGGAGATTGATTTATGGCTAACGATAGAGTTTCGCAAGCCTCACCATACGACTTTTACTATGGTGTGACAAACAACGATAGCGCTATGGCTAACTTGGCAGGGTATGTTCTTGGGTATTATCTTGGGGGTAAGAGGTAATGGCAGATTTCTCTGAGCTACTTCAAAAGTCCCTTAAAAAAGTTTCCCCTAAGTTAAATGGTATGTGGCAGGATACTGCCAAGTCTCATGGGTGGGACCCAAATACGTACAAAAATACCTCGGTAAAAGTTACCTCTTCAGGAATGCGTATTAACTATCCTAGTAACCTTCAGGAAAAAGTTATTAATGAAGAGTATGGGTTTAAGTCCTCTCCAAAAGCAGCCATGCGTAACTTTGATGCAGACTCCTCTAACGAGGTGCAGGCAGCCGTTTACGATGCAACGTCTAAGTTCTTCACAGAAAAAGGTATTATTAAATGACCTTTTTACTTGCGGAAGACGCAGCCCTTAAATCCTCTTTAGCTGGAATTACGGTAGCGGATGAGAAAAACGCTAACCGACCAGTGCGCGTTTGGTTTGGTTATCCTGATGTTGAGATTCGTGCTCAAGATTTTCCTTTTATGACTATTGACCTTATTAGCATACGTAATGCTACAGAGCGCCAAAGTTCTGGGGAGATATATGACTCTAATCTTCGAGGAACAGTTGCACCACAAGAAGGGGTATTTTATAAATATGAAATTCCAGTGGCGTATGACCTTATTTATCAAGTTACGTCTTACTCCAGACATCCGCGCCATGACCGCGCTATAATTTTTCAGTTAAACCAAAAGTTTCCAGCAATGCGTGGATATCTTGCTGTTCCTGATGCACTAGGCACCAGCACAGCATACCGACACATGTTTTTGGATAGTTTCTACAAACAAGACAGTGCCGAAGGTGAAAACGGAAACAAACGTCTTTTAAGAAACATTTACACAATACGAGTTGTTAGTGAAATGACTCCAAATGCAGCGGCTGCTGTTGGAATTCCTGACGTAACGTCTGTTTCCATCAACAAAAACTCAAGTGGTTCATGGAACGAAACTACGGTCCCCGATGATAAACAAGTCGTTTAATAATTTTATAACCTTACCAAGGAGAAGTAATGCCTACTTATAATAAGCCAGGTGTGTACGTTGAAGAAACGCTTACACCTAACGCCCCTGTAACACCTACGCTAGCCGATTCGGTTGTAGCGTTTATTGGCGTTGCCGACAGGGGGCCAACATACGTGTCGGGCTCTGCTGTACTAGCGGTGCCAACACTAGTTAGCAGTTGGACCGAATTTGTTACTACGTTTGGTTATGGAACTAGCATTGACCCATTTAAAGCTGCTGGTATGGGTACATCAGCCAATGATCTTAAATATGCTGTTAAAACATTTTTCCTTAACGGTGGAGGTCAAGCTTACATCTCTCGTGTAGTAAACACAGATGCTGTTAAAGCCTCCGTCAGTTTACGTGACAGCAACGCATCAATTGTATCTACAGCAAGTTTAACACTTACTGGTGACGCCGCAAATAACAAATTAACAATTGCTACAGTAGCTACAACAGGTTCTCCATTCTCTGGAATTGTTCCTGGTACTACACTGGCTATTAGTGGCGTAACTGCAACTGACTACTCAACTACTATTTCTACCACTACAACTAATCTTAATGGAAAATCTTGGGTTGTTTCCGATGTTGCTACAAATGGTAGAAGTTTTTCTATTTTGTGGAAAAACGGAGGTAGCGTAGCTCTTGCTACACAAGCTAGCGGAATAACAATTTCTGGAGCTTTCCAAAGCACAACTCCAACTTTAACTATTACAGCAAAAGACCCTGGAGCATGGGGTAATGATCTTTGGGCAGCAGTTACACCTAACTCAACTGAAGGTTTTTTTGACCTTACTGTTTACTTCTCTCTAACTGCAGCTTCATCGGCCGCACTTACAGACGCCGACCGTGTTGAAAGATTTACTCAATTAAGTATGTCTTCAACAAGTCCACGGTATGTAATAAGTAACGTTCAGTCTAATTGGATTACCGTTACGGACAACGCGTCTGCTGCAACTGGAAACTTTGACCTTCCAGCATTCACAGGTTATTGGTCAACGGCTACCACATCAAATAATACAAGTTCGGTTGATGGCTCATTCCTATGGAACAATGCTAACTTCTCTAATACTGTAACATCAACTTCTGGTGGTACGGCAGTCCTTACAGCTGTTCCACTAGGTGTTACAGCAAGTTCACAGGTTACTACTGTAGGAGTTTCTGGTGCAGACGGTTCTACTGCTCCTAACCTAGCAACTCAAATTCTTCCAGCATTTGATGCAATTACTACACCAATTACTTTAAACTATCCTGCAAAATCCGATACGCTATCAATTAACGCTATGCTTTCCTATGCAGCATCCCGAGGAAACGGTTTTGTTATTATTGATGCAGCAAACACTTCGGTAGCAAACCTTTTAAGCACAACAACTGATGTTGGTATTGGTTCTTACACAACAAATCGTAACTACGGAGCTGTGTACTACCCTAACATTGTTGTTCCTGACTACGCTTCAAGTACAGGTGATACAAAATCAATTCCTGCAGGAGGAGCTGTAGCTGCAGTTTATGTTTCTACTGACCAAGCGCGGGGTGTATTTAAAGCTCCAGCTGGAACAAATGCAATAGTTACTCCAGCGGTATCTATTTCGGCACTAACCAATGATGATTTTAATTCTATCTCAGGTTATGGTAACGCAAACCTAAACGTTATTAGGTTTGTTCCAGGTGCGGGAATTTGCGTTATGGGAGCTCGGACTCTAACAAGCACATTTGCTGATGTTTCCATACCTGTACGCCGTTCACTTAACTACTTAAACTACGCAATTAAAAATGCAACTGAGTTTGCGGTGTTTGAGCCAAACGATAGTAATTTATGGCGCACAGTTTCAGGAGTGCTCAGAAGCTTACTTTATGAATTCTGGCGTGAAGGTGGGCTTGTGGGCACACGTTCTGAAGAAGCATTTTATGTAAAATGCGACTCTGTGGTCAACACCCCATCTTCAATTGCGGCTGGAGAACTCCGTGTTGAAGTTGGTGTTGCTTTACAACGCCCAGCAGAATTCGTTGTAATCAAGTTGGGTCAAACCAGCGGCGGCACTACTATCACCACCTCAATTTAAGGAGATAAGACATAATGTCAGAAACAGCTAAAGACCTTAACACTATTGACTCACGCGGCTCATTAACAACTGACCCATTACGCGTCTTTAGATTCCGTGCAAGATTCCTGCCTGCGGGCGGAGGCACCCCATTTAATACCGCTATTACGTCATTTACTGGAGGCTTTTCAGCAATTAACGGACTTAACGTACAAATTCAACCGATAACATACCGTGAAGGTGGGTATAACACTACCCAACATCAAATTCCTGGTATGGCTAGTTTTAGTCCTGTGACTATGACGCGTGGCATGCTTTACGGAAATGATAGTGCTATTACATGGATGCGTGGACTATTTGCGGTAACTTCAGGTCAGGGCCTTTCAGTGGGTGCAAACGCAACTGATGGGTATCGTTGTAACGTAATTATTGAGCTTATGAATCATCCAAATGCGGGGTCATCAAATAATACTCCTCGTGTAGGTTTCTACTTGCATAACGCATGGATTCAATCTCTTAATTACTCTGATTTAAACGCTGGAAACAATGAGCTTATGTTTGAAACCATGACGCTTGTACATGAAGGTTTATCAATTGCAATGCTAAACGATGACGGTGACCCGTTAGACGGAAACTCAGTCGTTCCTTTTAACTCATAGTATAATAAATAAACAACTATAAGGAGAATTATGACTGATTTACTTAATGACTTTTCAGAGATAAATAGCTTAGCTGCTTCGTTTGAATCTTCTGGAGAACCTGTAAAAGTTGAGACTAATTTGCCTCCAAGTACTGAAGTTATTCTTCCTGGTGGGTTTATTCTTGCTGATGGAAGTTTAATCAAATACGTAGAGATTCGTGAGTTAAACGGTGCAGACGAAGAGGCTTTGGCTAAAGCCACCTCACCAGGTAAAGCTTTGCGGGTTATTCTTTCTAAGGGTTTAGTAAAGATTGGCGAAGAACCAGCTACACCTAAGGACTTGGACCAACTTTTAGCGGGTGACCAGGAAGCTATTCTTATAGGTATCAGACAAGCTACTTTTGGTAATAACCTTGATTTTAGCGGACGTTGCCCTAACTGTTCAACCCCCCAAAGTTTTGTTGTTGACCTAGATAATGACATTAAAATGGTTTCTTTAGACGACCCTTTTAATGACCGAGTTTTTTCAATTGACGCTAAAATTGGTAAAGTAACACTAGCATTACCTAACGGTATTACTACAAAAAAGTTAACAGAAGCAGAATCGGAAAAAAGGTCTTTTGCAGAACTAGTAACTATTATGTTATCTGGATGCATTGTTTCTGTTAATAGCACGCCATCTATGGGAGTTTCCACAGCTTTATCGCTTGGAATTTCTGATAGAGAATTGCTTGTAAACGAAATTTATAAGCGAGCCCCAGGCCCACGCCTTGGGGAGGTGACCAAGACCTGCAAGGCATGCGATAGCGAAATTTCGTTAGCGCTTGGTCTAGCAGATTTATTTCGTCTTTAAAGACGAACACTACGTAGATTTAATGGACTCTTACGAACTACTAATCCGTGCATTTCCTGGTTGGAGCATGAGCGACATACGCTTACTTTCTTTTAGGGAAAGGCAAAATTGGATTTCAAGGGCTGCTAGGCCTTTGACTATTTCTGAGTAGGACAGCATGGCAGATTTAACTGATGGCTTTAAAAAAGCTGATAGCGAAGGGGCACAGCCCTTACTTAAAACTGTAACTAATCTTGCTGATGAGGCTGAACGCGCTAAAAGCGCCATAGAGAGCTTATCCAGCGGGGGCGGCTCTTCAACAAACCGTAATACTATGAGCAGTTTTGCCTCTGCTGGTACTAATCCTAATGGACAAGCCCCTGCTTTTGGTGCTGGTCAATTTGGTAACCAAGGCTATTCAGCTTTTGGCACAAACCCAGCTAATGTTTCTGGCGCTCCTCGCATGTCAACTTCTGAGGATAAAGATAAATACAAAAAAGTAATGAATAGTGCTGGGTATAAACTTGAGGGTATCTTGCTTGCTGCAGCAGCTTTTATGCCAACTACCCAAGAAGCTGTTCTTAGTCAGCAACTAACTGAACGTTTACGTTTTTATGGTGGAGCTTCAAATACTAAAGACGCATATAAAGTTCAAGGTCAAATGTCCTCTATAGGTACATCTATTGGACCACTTGATGCCGCACTAGCCTCTAATGCTGGGGCTGGTATGGGACTTCTTCCAGGACTTAAAAACTTTAGAACAACTCAAACTACAGGTGGAGTTCCTACAGGAATTTTAGGTAGCGCCGCATTAGTCTCTAATCTTGTTCCTGGCTCTGGTCTCCAAGGTGGTATGGGAGCTGTAGCGTCTCTTAATCAAGCTTCTAGTGTGAACATGCTTCGTATGTTTGGTATCCAAGTTCGTAATGCTGACGGCACTCAAATGAATGACGTAGCCAGTGTTGTTGACCAATTATATACAATTCTTTCTCATAATAAAGGAAACCTTAGCGAAGAAGATATTGCTATCTCTGCTATGTCTGGTAATGCTCTTGATAGTATTCTTCGCCAATATTTTGGTGGAGACGAAAACCTTCGTCAAGCTGTTCTTGCAGGAATGATTCAAAAGTCTAAGGGTAAATCTTTAAAAAAGTCACAGCTTACTGCTACAGGAGCTTTGTCTAGAGGAACAACTTCCACAGGTAATAGGAGTAGCGCTGAGCTAAGACTTATTCAATCATTTACCGACCCTGTTGTTCAAGGACTTATTGGTGCTAACCAAGTTCTTCAAGGTACGTATGCTGGACTTGGAAAGGGTAAAAATTTTAGAGCTGTTGAAGCTTTAGTAGCTGGTTCAGCTGGACTTGAGACCCTTGCGGGAGCACGTGGCGGTGCTGGAGGGTTAGCAATAAACGAAATTGCAGAAGCTTTTGGTGATGGAAAAGGTAAACTGGGAGCAAACAGACTTGTTGGGGCTGTAGCTAAAACTATTGGCATAGGACTTGGTGGAGAAGCGGCACTGAGAACAAACCCTACAGGTCTTGGAGGTTTTGGAGACCCAGGTATTGGCTCAACTTCAGGCCAAACTTTTAATGGTGGAATTACTATTAACGTAACTGCTCCACCATCCGCTGACCCAGCAGCATTTGCTAATTCCATTTCTCAAATTTTGACAGGACTGACTTAACATGCCAATTCTAAGAGCTACTGGTAGCGGAAGCGGTGGAACATCGAGTTCCTCACGTGCAAGTGCGGCTAATATACCTAACAAGACTACTAACAACCCTGGCGTTAATTACAAAGGGGCAAGCACAAACTCTTATCCAAAACCAAAAAAAGGTAAAACAAAACCAACTATTAAAAATAAAAGTGGAAAAACTAAAGGTACAACCGATAAAGTAAGTAAAGCTAGCTCTGAAAATGCGGGTACAACAGCAGTAGGCACTCAAAACTCATCAAGAAGGCCAATTCTTGGTTTATATTACTATCAATGGAATTTACCTCCTCATAAATGGAGTCTTCCTGTAGACCCTACTGAAAGTTTAGCTAGTGGGGTTGTAGTTGACCAACAAATGCGTATGATGACAATTGGCAACGCTCCTCGTTACCGCCGCGGTCGTATTTACTGGTATTCTCGCGTAGGTAGTAAATATATTAATGACCTTACTTATAATGATGGGTCTGACCTTAGCGACCCTAGGTACGGTTTTCAATTTATGTGGAATCCCGATCAATACACAACTTCGGTTGCTGTAAACATGGACATTACTCCAAGTTGGAAAGATAAATTTGTTGATGTTGTTGGCGCATTTCCTAGCGGTCAATATTTAAACTTAACTGTCAGGCTAGATAGAACTAATGATTTTGCATGCATCAAATCAGTTCCTAAATCTACTCCCGCTCCAGTAATAGTTGCAAATGAGGCAGGAACTATGTACGAAGCGCAAGGGTTAATTACTTATGAATCACTAGCAAGTAACTACATTAGTTCAGGTTTTTATTCCCCCAATCAATCTTTTGACGGACTAACTCAACCAAATAACAGTAAAAAAGATAAAATTATTGAATTACAAAAACTTGGTACTCTTGCTGATCTTGAATACTTGTATAAAGCTATTAACGGACCTAACTGGACAAACCAAGCTACTGGTCGTAAAACATCCGACATAGGTTTTTTAAGTCCCACACTTCTTCGTATTGATCTTGGGCCCGTTAGCTACCTTGGGTATGTAAATAACATGGCTGTAAATCACACATCTTTTTCTAAAGAAATGATTCCTTTAAGAACTGACGTATCCCTTCAGTTTAATCTTATGGCTACTGCTGGAATTTCTGCGAGAGGTTAATTATGGCTATTGTTTCTGGTTCGCGTTATGAGTTTTCTTTAGTTGATTACTTAAGAAAAACAGAAAATGGTGATACTACACCTATTGTTTTTTATGAATTTGATGACTTAGAAAACATCTCATATATTACCCACGTTTACACTGAAGGTGAAACTTTACAAGGTTTGTCTCAAAAATATTTAAGCTCTCCAGAACTTTGGTGGACTATTGCGGAGTACAATCCTGAAATTGTTGACTTTATTAACCTACCTGGAAACACAGTTTTAAGAATACCAAATGTTTAACTACGTAACTCTTGAATTTCCTTTATCTCAAAGACCGCCTAAACGGGTATCTTCGTTTACTCTAACGCAAGAGCGGTACGCTCATGAGATTGCCGTTGTTAAGTTTAAAGACTGGGACCTTAGAAAAACACATATTAATCCTGGTGAACCTGTTAGATGTATTATTAAAGGAAAAAACTCTTCACGAGAATTTGTTGGTTACATTCACGATGTAAAACCTGAAATTACTCCAGGTAAAAACTTTACTACTTTGACTCTTATTGGGGCTTCGTACAAACTTAAACAGCAAAGACAAAGAGTGTTTGAAAACACAACGGCGTCTACTGTAGTTAAGTCTATTGCGCAAGAGTATGGCCTTTCCGCGTATGTTACAGATCACCCTCGTGTGTACGACCAGATTGTTCAAGCTGGGCATTCGGAGTTGCAGTTCATGTCTAGATTGGCAAAACAATGCGGGTACTCCTTACGCATTGAAAACACAGCTTTGTATTTTCAACCATTAACTTTAGATTTTTCTAATTATCGAGGCACTGCTTCATCTTTCTACATGAGTGGTGCTAATGAACCTAAAGGTTCTACTTTATATTCTTTTAATTTAACTCTTGGCGAAAGCGTTAAGTATGCTGATTCATATAAATCGGCCGCTCAAATTGGTGGTGTTGATGCGCGAACGCGAGAAATAAATGTTGTTAGCGCTCAATTACGTGAAGAAACTTTACGTGAAACTGTTAAAACAGAGTTTTTTGATAGTTATGATACTAAAGTTGTAGCTCCAGATTATCTTTCGGCTTTATATGAAGCTAGTTCTAATCAGTTACGCCAACGTTTTCCCTATCGTGCCCGAGTACAAGTATTTGGAACTCCTACCGTTGGTCCAGATAAACCTGTATACCTTACTGGAATTGGTCCAGAATACTCAGGGTATTGGATTGTTTTATCTGCACAACATCAAATTATTGAGACTGCGCCAAATATTTTTCAATACACAACGTTTCTTGAAGTAGGCACTGATTCTATTGGTACAGCAACCGTATGGAAAGATGAGGCTATAACGGCCCCATCTCAAATTAAAATACGTAGCCTTATACCCAACTCAAGGAACGTAGTAAGTGCAACATCCTCAATTCTTACTGATGGCTCTCAAGCATATAGCAACGATGGGTTTACAATGATTACTAATAGGGAAAAACCAGCAGCTGAATCTAACGTAGTTCCTTATGTGTGGGTTGCTGAGCGGGGTACTGATAGCCCTAATAATCAAGATACAAGAAATAGATCGGCTGTAGTTATATCTAGATTGGAGGCCAAAGGTGTACTCTGAAGCAATTGTTGGCGACCTTTCTGATAAAAGGTTTTATGGTATTTACCGAGGCATTGTTGTTGATAATAACGACCCTGAAAACAGCGGCCGTATAAAAGTAAAAGTTCCTCAAATTTTAGGTAATGCCGTTACAGGTTGGTGCTGGGAAATTGTAGGGGGAATGTCCAATACTGATGGTAAAGCTATTTATGGTTCTTTTTATGACATGACAGACCAATCTATAGTCTCTACCACAGTAGCTCAAGTTATTTCTTTAGGAAACACTGCGGAAGCAAATGGGGTTAGCATTGTAGATGGTAACAAAGTTACCTTTGAGTACGCAGGCACGTACAGCCTTACGTTTTCTATTCAAATAACTAATCTTGGCGCTTCTGTAGAAAAAGCAATTTTTTGGGTTCGCACTAATAATCTTGATTACCCAGATTCTGCCACTGAGATTGACCTACCAGCCCGTAAATCAGCTGGTATACCGAACCGCCAAGTTATTACTATTAACTATGTAGCAACCGCTACTGCTGGACAATCCGTTCAAATATGGTGGTCTGGGTCCAGCATTGATCTTAAAGTAGAATCTTTACCTGCTGGAACTGCCCCCGTGTCCCCAGCTGTTCCCAGCATAATTCTTACTACTACGGGAGCGGGCTCATATAAAAGAAACCCTGGACAAGGCGTCTGGGTAATGTTTGAAGGCGGAGACCCTAATTTTCCACTATGGCTAGGAGCTTATTAAAATGGCTAACTATAATCTAAACACTACTTACATAATTGATTTACCGTTTTCGTTATCTAAAAAAGGTAAAATTGCAATTATTCCTGATACTGACTCAAAAGTGTGGAAAAATAAGGTTTTAACTCTTTTATCTACTGGAATAAATGAACGAATTTGGTACTATAATTATGGAACTAATTTAAACAGTCTACTATTTGAAACTTCGGGGTCTGCTATTGCAGATGCCAGGACCGCTATTACTGAAATGTTTACTGTATGGGCACCTGAGCTTACCCTTGTTGATATTGGGGCTAAGTTTGATGGCTCTACTGCACAACTAACATTTAGCATTATTTATAAACTTCCTGACGGGGAACAAGATTCTGTTAAAATAACTACATCATCGCTTACTCGCGCTGGTGAACCGATAGAGGTTATCTAATGGCTGACAATTTGTACCTACCCCAGGTAGATTATACATCTAGGGATTACACGTCTATAAGTGCGGACCTTAAAGCTCTTATTGAAAACTTTGCTCCGCAATGGACGTCTCGCGACTCCAGTGATTTTGGAATTGTTATTCTTGAGCTATTTGCTTATCTTGGTGACATTCTTAACTATCAAATTGACCGTGCCGCTAATGAGTCGTTTATAAATACGTCCACCCAGCGAGATACAGTTCTTCGCATAGCTCGTTTACTTAATTATGTTCCTAACGATGTTAACCCAGCAACTGGCTCTGTTACATTTTCTAATTACGATACGGTATCAAGAACTATTTTAGCGGGAACTTCGTTGCTTACTGTTCCTGATGGTACTAACCCAGCTATTGAATTTACTACTGATTTTGACATCACTGTTGACCCTGGAACGTTATCCACTGCATCTACTAAAACTGTTACTGTTTCACAAGGTTCTTTTGTAGAAAATGAAGTTATTGGTGTTTCTGACGGCACTCCTAATGAAGAGTTTTCTCTTAGTAATCTTGGAGTAATAACAGGTTCTACAATTTCAGTTAGCGTTGGAACTCTTTCGTACACTCGTGTTGATTTTTTAATTGACTATGGTAGTGACGACCCTGTGTTTTCAACGTACACAGATGGAGCTGGAATTACTCGTATAGTTTTTGGTGACGGAGTATCTGGACGTATTCCTAGTAACGGGACGACTATCTCCGCTACCTATCGTTACTCTGACACTGCAGGAGCTCTTGGAAACATTGCTGCTAATACTTTAACTGTAGTATCACCAACAGTTGCAAACCTTGAAGTAACAAATCCTTTAAGCTTTAGTGGAGGTAGTGACGCGGAAACAACTGACTCTGTACGTGTTAACGCACCTCTTTCATTACGTGCACTTACTAGAGCAGTATCTCTTCGCGACTACATTAGCTTAGCTATTCAAGTTAATGGGGTAGCAAAAGCTAATTCTATGTCTACTTCATACGGAGCGGTTTCTGTATTTGTTGCAGCTGCTGGAGGTGGTGCTTTATCCGCTACTTTGCAAAACCAAGTTAAACAAATTTACACGGACGCTGTTCCCCCAGGAACTACTGTAGAAATTCGAGACTTCACACCTGTTTACCCGTACGTAACGGTTACTGTTAATGTGCTGCCTCAATACAATGCGGCCGAAGTAGGTGCCGCAGTTGCGTCAGCTATCGGAACGTTGTTTTCATTTGATAATGTTACATTTAATGATTTAATTAATCAAGGTTCTTTATATGCTGCATGTAATGCTGTAGATGGCGTTGCATATGTAACATTAAATAATTTTGAAAAGTTTATTGTAAATCCTAACAGTGCGTCTAAACTGTATTCCCAATCTGCAGTAACTACAGCCTCTACGTCTACCTCAGCAACAAACATTGTTGTTGATAGCACGGTAGGTCTTTGGACTGCGGCTTCTTTAGGTATTGGCAGTTCTACAAACCCACGCATTATTTCACCTGTTGCGTTTAACAATGCAACTATTACTGGAATTACTTCTAGCGTTGGCTCCACAGTTGCAATTAGTGGAATTACCTCTACTACTGCGGGTTCTGGAACTATTACTTATGCTGCTACTAGCCCCGCACTTGTTGTAGGTCAAAGAGTAACCGTTACTGGTGCAACTGCTACACAGTACAATATTGTTTCGCAACCAGTAGCCACCGTAACATCTACTAACTTTACAGTTACACTTTCGGTAGCTTCAGGCACTACCTCATCTGCTACAGCTACAACTATTACTGGTGCGGTAGCTATCAGCACTGCGCCAACTTCAGTCGTTGCATCTGGTACAACTATAACCATTCAAAGTTTTGGAACTGTTTCTGACTTATCGTGTAACATTAATGAAGTTCCTATTTATGAACCAACATACGTTAATGTTATTACAAGTGGTGGCACTAGCTAATGCCGTTTGTACCAAGCTCTGACCCATTATTTAAGGTAAGGATGGACGCACGTCCATCTAATTACCTTATTAACCATGTCAGTTGGAGCGCTCCTGATGACAGAATTAACTGGTCAGAGCTACGTTTGGTACGAAACCCTTCAGGTCATCCTCAAAATATTAATGACGGAGTTTTACTTTATAGCGTTCTATCAGACGCAGTTGTTCTTCAAGTAGCAAGTATTTTTGGAAGCCGTTCTGTAAATCAGTTTACATTTACTGGTGGCGGAAGGTACGCATTTAGCCCAACAGATGAAGACTACATTACGTACACTGCTGTAGAGGCTACGGGCGGTTCTGGTAACGGAGCTAAATTTGATGTAGTTCGTTCTAAGACAGATTTAGGTTCGGTAGTTTCAGTAACCATAAACTCTGCTGGAGAGGACTACGCAGCCGCTAATACTCTTACAATACCTAAAGAAAGTATTGGTTACTCCGTTTCTAATACTGACGCTACTGATGTAATTGTCACAGTATCTTCAACTGCTGGTACACAATCTGGTATCAAAACAGTTACTGTTATATCAAACCCTAGTAGAACAAGCACTACATTCTCAAACGTTATCAGTGCGTGTACTAGCGGCCCTGGAAAAAATGCAACGTTTACTTTAGCTTGGGATGGAAGTAGCGTTATGAGCGCCCCAACCATTAATAACTCAGGGGCTGGTTACAAAGTTGGAGACATTATTAGAATTCCTAGCTCTGTTATTGGTGGACAACTTGAAACTGTTAAATTAGGAGTTACTAATACTTTTCATGTATTTGATGATGGCACAGACACAGGAAAAACTACAAATCCTGGTTATGGTGTTGAAGGAACTTACATTAATGCCCCAAGACACTACTACTCATTATTTTTAAAGTACACCACCATAGGAAGTACATTTCCTAAGTGGAAAAAATTATCTGAATCGGCAAGTTTTGTTATACAAGATAAAGGGACTCTTGATGTAATTATTAATCACCTTCCAAGTTTTTACACTAGAACTT